GAATTCGAATGCCCTATATACTTTAAGATAGGAAATCATGAGGATAGATGGGAGAACTATCTTAAAACTTCAGCTCCTGAGCTTCTAGGGATAGCTGATTTTGAACTTAAGAATGTACTTCGCTTTGGAGAGCTAGGAGTAACTGAGATTAAATCTAAGCAGGTTATTAAGATAGGTAAACTTTCTCTTTTACATGGTCATGAAATGCATACTATATTCTCTCCTGTTAACTCTGCTAGAGGATTATATATGAGAGCTAAAGTATCTTCTATGGCAGGGCATAATCATCAGACTAGTGAACATAGCGAGAATGATCTAAATGGAAATGTAGTAACCTGCTGGAGCATCGGAGCTTTATGTGGATTAAGACCTGATTATATGCCTGTAAATAGGTGGAATCATGGATTCGCTTATGTAGAAACTGAACCTAACGGAGATTTCGTAGTTCAGAATTTACGCATAATCGAAGGTAAAGTAAGGTAGATTCTATTACAATTTAGTCACATATTTAGATTTATTTTATTACAAATGTCAAGTTTATTTTATACAAAACTAGACAAAAAGGTAAAATCCGTAAAAGTTCAATTCTCTCTGAAAGCCTTATAAACACTAGGTTTTAGAACGTACCGAAAAAATAATTAAATTTTTTTTGTTAAAAAGAGTACAACGTATTTAAATAGTATTTATATTTGCGTATAACAAAACCGAAAAAAATAGAAATTATGAGAAAGGTAACTTACAAAGTAGAACAAAATGAAAAGTACGCAGATTTCAGAGTAGTTAAATATGTTAACGGAGAATGGAGTAACGAATTCGATGGTAACTGGACAAAGTATAAAGCAAATAAAAAAGCTAAATTATATAGAGAATCTTTAGAACAAGGATTCGAAAAATAAATAAAAAAAGGGATGCGACTTTTCAACGCATATTTTTAAACCTTAAATAATCAAATTATGAGAAACTTAATCAATTACTTTACTCCTAGAAACTCAGAGGAGAAAAACTCTCTAATAGGACTTTTCGCAGGTCTTGTAGTACTATCTATCATCTTTTACTTTTATTCACTCTAAAACCTGCTTAAAATGGAAAATCAAACGTTTGTAGAATTCATTATAGATATGATTACTGATGAACATTATAATACTTTATCGGAGGACTTCAAAAAAGAGATGTTTGCTAGAATGGAAGTTATGTACGATAGGAATATAGAAGATTCTTATAAGAGAGGACACTCTTCAGGATATATCGAAGGACTAAGCAAAGGAATAGAAACTTTATCTAAATCTCTAAATAAATAAGTATGCAAATAAAATGCGATAACTGCTCAGGAGTAGGACATTACAAAGTAGCAGATTGGGAGGAATCCTGTCATGTATGGGGCGAATGCAACGAATGCGAAGGAACAGGAAAAATAGAAATAGAAATAGAAGAAGAAGAAGAAAATGAGTAACGAAATGAAACTACTAGCTACTATCGGCTTATTGCCTGTAATAGCTGATTTTATCGAAGATTTGAACGATCAAAATCTTTTAACTAGAGAAATGAAATTAAAGCTTAATAACGTTATGCATCAGATAAGAACTATAGATAAGAAAGTTATGGATTCAGCTAATGATACAGTAATAGATGAACAGATAAAGATGCAGATGGCGTTTCGTCAATGGTTAACTAAAGCAGAGGAACTATGAGAACAGCAGTAGAATATCTAGTAGATGAATTACAAATTTTTGCAACTGAAGAAGAAGCTAAAATAATTGATTTAGCTTTATTAAGAGAGAAAGATCAACTAGGAGCTTTATATTTAACCTTACTATTAAATACTCCTGATATTACGAAATTTGATTTTGAAGAATGGTATAATCAAAACACTAAGAAATGAGAAATTATCATATAACATACTTTATAGAAAGAGGAAATCCTGAAGAAGGAATAAGACCTTTAGTAGGAGGAAAAACTCTAGAAGCTAGTTCTATTATACAAGCTCTCTTTGAGTTCCTTAAATCGAATGAAATAGAAGAATCAGAAATTAAATATGTAGTAGAGCTATGAGAACTCCTTTAGAAAAGATAATAGATAAACTGGAGCAGGAAAGAGAGTACTTTCAACCTTCTAGTCAATTTGCTTTTAATAGAGCTTTAACACTCCTTAGAGAAGGACTAGCTGAAGAGAAAGAAATAATTATGGATAGCTATAATGATGGAGTTTATGCTTCTCATTGGAATGCTACTCCTACTGCAGATAAATACTTCAAAATGCAATACGATGAATCAGGAAAATAAACATACTGCAGTAGAATATATATTTCATAATTTTTATAATGAAGATAATGTATCTATTCATGTACTAAGAATATTCAAAGAAGCTTTTTTAATGGAAAAAAAGCAAATAGAAGAAGCTTTTGAGCATATAGATTTTAATTTAGATAATGGGGAACATTACTATGAAAAAATGTATAATTCACAATACAATAGAATCAAAAAAAATGAATCAGGAAAATAACTTTATAGAGAACATACAGGATTTAATAGAGCAGTTCGATCTTAAAAAGAAATGCAGAAAGCAGGATATAACTTATAAGAGATTTTATTTATATCATCAGCTCAGGAAAGCGAATTATTCTTTATCCAATATAGGAAAGATTTTTGATAAAGATCATGCTTCAGTACTACATGGATTAAGAATGCACGAAGTATTCACAAAGAGTAAGGATAAAATCTATAAGATGTATACTGCTGATATAGTAAAGGGATTAGTAACTATTCCTGAGGAGAAGAATATAAAGAACGCAGTTTTAAAAGCTGATGACTGGGAAGAAATAATTCAAATAAAAAAGCAAATATTAGAAGGATATTTTTAACTTTGCAAAAGTTCGCTCTCACACTATAGAACTGAAAGGAATTAAAGCCCTATTGATTAGTAGCGAGGTGAGAGCCGTGAAAGTTAGTAGGGCTTTCTGATTTAATAAAAAAAGTAATGAGAGATTCAATGTTGATCTATCGAAGTTTCTTTGAAGCTATCAAAGGACTTAAAAAAGAAGAACAAGCTGATGTATGGAATGCTATTTATGAGCTTGGATTAAATGGAAATGAAGTAAAGTTATCAGGATTAAGTGAAAGCTTTTTTCTCTTAATTAAACCTCAGATTCTAGCAAACTTAAAGCGATTTGAGAACGGAAAGAAACCTAAGCTTAAACAAACTGAAAGCAAAGTAGAAGCAAAACCGAAGCAAAAAATAAGCAAAGTAGAAGCTAATAACAATAACAATAACAATAACAATAATATATATATTCCTGAAACTGCTAAAAATCGAAGTTTAGAGAACTGGATAACTTATAGAAAAGAGATTAAAAAGAAATTAAGCGAAGCTTCTATAAACAACCTTAGAAAGATTATAGCTGATAAACCTGATGAGTGCGTAGAGTGGGTAGTTAACGAATCTATTACGAACGGATGGCAGGGATTATTTTGGGATAACTATAAAGAGAAACCTATTCAGAAGAAATCCGTAGATGACCTTTACGCAGAAAATGTAATGAAGCAATACGAAGAAAATCTAAGAAGAAATGATACTACAGGAAGGACATAGCACTCAGTACTTAAATGATTACAAAGAAGGAAAGATTTCTGAAGGACTAGGAATCGGAAATGTTCTAGATGATTATTTGAGATTCAAACGTAAACAACTGAACATAGTTCTAGGACATGATAACGTAGGAAAATCCTACTGGATGGAATACTATTTTCTAGCACTAGCTACGAATCATGAATTAAAGTTTACTCTATGGATGGGAGAAAATTCCTCAGGTCAAGTTATGAGAGATTTAATACAAATGTATTCAGGAACTCACTTCAAAGATTTATCTTATACTGATTTACGGAGCTATGAGAAGTTTATAGAACATTACTTTACATTTGTAGATAATTCTAAACTCTATAAGCCTAAAGAGATGCTAGAGATAATAGGAAGTACTAAATCAGATGTAGGATTTATTGATCCTTTTACCGGACTAGATAGAGGGATGCAACACTCTGATAATTACGAATTTTTGAATGATACTAGGCAGTTTTGTAATCAGATGAATAAAACATTATATATCTCTACGCACCCTACTAGCGAATCAGGAAGGACTTCTATGTTATATCCTCAGGATCATACATGGAGCGGTCATCTAAAACCTCCTCTTAAAGCTCATATAGAAGGAGGAAAGCCATTTCTAAATAGATGCGATGATATGATAGTAATTCATAGACTAGTAAAGCACCCTACTATGAAGTATCAAACTATGATAGACATAGAGAAAGTGAAAGATAGAGATACTGGAGGTCAACAAACCGAAATCGGACAACCTTTACTTTTTGACTTTAATTCAGGATTAGGATTCAAAATCGGAGGAGTAGATGGAATCAAACGAATGAATAAGAAATCTAATAACTTACCTTTTTGATATGAAAGAACTAGATATATTACTAGCTCATACGCATCTAGATACATTAAGGAAAGCTATTATAAGCTCTCTAGAAGAGATAAAAGAAAAGCACCCTACTAGATTAGATTTAATAGATTCAATGACTAGTAAAGCAGAGGATTTAATGGAAGCTCATTTAGTATTTCATGCACTAGAGAAAGAGCATAAAGCAGTAATTAAAAAGATGTATGAATTACATTTAGAGAATCAGAAACTAAGCAAAGAGAACAAAGAACTAAAGGAGCTATTATGACAAACTTTGATAAATCGTGTAAAAAATGCGGAGAAATCTTTACTCCATTTCGAACCTTTGATAAGCTCTGCTACTTATGTACTAAAACTGAACTAGCTCTAAAGAACCTAGATAAGATAAAGAAAGAAAAAAAGAAGAAGCAGAAAGAGGATTTACTTACTCTTCAGGATTACTTAAAAATAGCTCAGGCTACTTTCAATAAGTACATAAATCTAAGAGATCAGGGAAAGGATTGTATCTCCTGCTTTAAGCCGATTAAAGGAAGAGTTAACGCATCTCACTACTATAATGCAAATAATCACTATTCACTTAGATTCGATGAGGATAATGTTCATAGCTCCTGCATAACCTGTAATCAGTTTCTTTCTGGAAATCTAATAAATTATCGTAAAGGACTTCTAGAACGCATCGGAGAAGCTAAAATAAGCCGATTAGATGAACTTTCTAATGTTACACGTAAGTTTACTAAGGAGGAGTTAAAAGAATTGATTAGAGAGTATAAGGATAAGATAAAATATTTTTGACTTTTTGATTTATTAAAAGAAATAAGTTTATATTTGCGTATAAATTAAAACTATGAGAACGTATAAAGTAACCTACAAATGTAAAACTAGACCTTCAGAGGACTGGAAAAACTGCTATAAGATAGTAGAAGCAGTATCAGAAGCTGATGCAAAGAAGAGAGCTGATTTATGGCTACCTTTAATTAAAGAAGTAGAACTTATAAAAACTGAGAAATGAGATTTCATTTAGAAGAACAGGAAGAACAGGAAAATCTATTAAGAGAGATAATCCTAGCTGATATAATCGGATATAGAATGAGAGGACTTAAAGAGAATGGAAGTTACTCTAGAGAATCTCCTAGCTTTCGTAGTGTATTATACACTATCTACTCTAAGCTACCTATAGAAGATTTACGATATATTCACGAACTTAAAGTACTATACTATGAGCGTTCTACGGAGAGGAGAAAAAATTAACTGGGAAGGAGAAACTTTAAGAGTAATAAATATAGAAGTATGCTCTGAAGGAAAGCTATCAGGAATCAAAGTAAATACTATAGCTTGGGAAATGGTACTAGATGAAGAATCAAACGTAGTAATAGATTTAAGTAACGGATATTGGACTAAAGGAATAAATGTAAAACCTATAACAAATGAGTAAAAAAGAAGAAGTACTAATTAAGTACAAAGAACTGCTAGAGCTAGTTTATGAATACTGCGTAAAAGAAGAACCTTTTACCTGTAAGCACCTTACTAGAGGATTAAAAATAACTGATAGAGCTATTATCGTTTTAAGAAAAGAAGGAATTATTACAAAGCTTACTACAGGAAGAAAGAAGCTATATAAATGGAATTATTTATCTCCTCCTACTTCTGCTCTAGTTTATGATTTTTATGAAGCAGTTAATAGAGATCAGCAGGAATGGCTATTAAAACAAAAGAGTAAAAAGATGGATAATCAGAGAACTATGATTTTTGTAGAGAATGAAGTTCCTAAGCAGAGAAGAAAGATTAGTATCTTATGGGGCTTAATTACTTTTTAATTACTATATTTGCGTATAATTAAAACCTAATAAAAATGAGAACAAAAAAAGAACTAGTAGAAGTACCTGAGAACCTTATAGAGATTCAGGAAGTAAAAGAAGTAGTATTTACAAAAATGAATATCTACGTAAAGCTATGGAAAGCAAAGCATGAGATTAAAGGAGTAACTAAAGGTAAAGATAATCCTTTCTTTAAATCGAAGTACGCAGATCTTAATGCTATTCTAGATGCAGTAGAACCTATCTTACTTAAATACAATTTAATCATCTTACAACCTATTCTAGAAGGATGCGTAGTAACTCAGATTATAGATATTGAAACTGGAGAGAAAGTAGAGAGTAAATTACTACTACCTATTCTAAATGATCCTCAGAAGCAGATAGCAGGAGTTACTTACTTTCGTAGAGCTACTTTACAAAGCTTATTATCGCTTCAGGCAGTAGATAATGATGGGAATGAACTTAGAGATGCTGATAAGAAAGAAAAGCTCTCAGAGGAAAGATTTAGCTCAGCTCTTAATGCACTAGCAGAAGGTAAAGTAACTAAAGAACTTCTATTAGATAAATTCGCTTTAACTCAGGAACAAATTATTAAACTAGCTCAGGTATGAAAGTAAGATGCAGTTCAATAGGTAAAATAATGACCTCTCCTAAAACTAAAGGGGAGGTACTATCTAAAACTACTAAAACCTATGTAGAGGATTTATTTAAGGAGAATGAGCTAGGTATCTATAAAGACTTTAGTTCTAAACATACTTCTAAAGGTAACGAATGCGAGAAAGAAGGAATAGCTCTAGCTAATGAAGTACTAGGATGGGGATTAGATTTCGATTACATAGAGAATGGAGGGCAGGAGAGATACGAAAATGAGTATATCAAAGGACATACTGATGTAAATACTGATTCTATTCTAGCAGATATTAAAGTAAGTTACTCAGGTACTAGCTTTCCTTTCTTTATGGAACTAGAAGATATTCCAAAGGATTACTATTTTCAGCTTCAAGGCTATTTATGGCTTACAAATAAGCAGGTAGCTACTTTAGCTTATTGCTTAATCAATACTCCTGAAAAGCAGGTACTAGATGAAATCAGAGCTGAATACTGGAAGCAGGGAGTAATAGATGAAGATTTAGAGATAGAAGAATTCATAAGAGCTAAACATAACTTTGATAGATTTCCTAAAACTCAAAGAGTAAAAGCTTTTTTAGTAGAGCGAAATGATTCAGTAATTGAAAAGATAAAGGAAAGAGTACTAGAATGCAGAGAGTACTATAATTCACTATTTAAAAAATTTAATGTAGAATAAGATGGAAAAACAAACTGCCGTAGAATGGTTTTATCAAAGGATATTAGCGAATGATATCAAAGCAGTATATGAGAAAGCACTGGAGATGGAGAAGGAGCAGATGCATAGATGTGCTTCATTTTGGAGAGGAAAGGAAAATGCGATTGAAAAGCCAATTTTTGAAAAATACTATAAAGAAACTTTTACAGAAATTGATTTAGATATAGCTATAATGGTATTAGATGATTTTCAAGAATGGAGATTAGGAAATGTAGAAGAATTTTTACAAACGCCGCAAATACTAACTGAATCAATTGATACAATAATCAATTATTTAAAATCAGAATAAGATGGAGAAAAAGACAGCAGTACAATGTTTAATGGAAAAAATAAATCTGAAAGGATTACAAACAGATAAAATACTTGAGATAGTAGATTTATTTAATAAAGCTAAAGAAATGGAAAAACAGCAAATAATTAGTGTTATTAAATTAGTTATTGAAAAAGAATATCATGAACAAAATTGGTCTAAATGTGGATCAATAAATTATGTGGCAGAAAATTACTATAATGAAACCTTTAAAAACACGGAAAATGAAAGTAGATAGAATAGTAATTCAGGTTATGAATAAATTCGCAGATAGATCTGAAGCAGGAATAAAGAAGTACGGAACGAATCTAGAAAGAAAGGATTTAAGTACTTTAGAATGGATAAATCATGCTCAGGAAGAAGCTATGGATTTCGTTCTATACCTAGAGAGATTAAAACAGGAGCATGAAAAGTAAACTAATGTACTTTCTAGCAGGAGTAGGATTCGCAGGAATACTATTTACTAGCGAAGAATTAAGTAAAGAATGGCAATCAATTATAAACAATTTAATAAATTAAAAAATGAGTTACGATAACACGAACACAGGAGTTTTATTTATCAATAAGAACCGAAAAGAGGATAAGCATCCATTTCTACAAGGAAAGATAAATGTAGAAGGTAAAGAGTATCAGCTAT